GGTATTTAGTACTCTTGGCTGGGGTGTGCTAGCCGCCCTAACACTTGCAGGTGACCAAAGGTCCGCACGGGAAAATGCCACTTCTTCGCGTAGGAGGCTCAGTTGGGAAGCACCGGCAGCGCTAACCGCCGGCCCCGCCCACAACTCTCCTACTTACGTGTCATCAGTTGACCATCCGATGACACACCGCGCACCAGTATGCCGGTCCCCACCGGCGACCTGGTGATCCATTTTCCTTAACGGACCCGTAGTCCCGTCTGCACCCCAATGGCAGGCAAGGCCTAAAGTTTTATGCCGCCCTCCATTGCTAAGGAGGCGAATCGGCTAAACAGCTCACTGTCATTCTGGAGCTGGAAGATGACTTTGGCAATGTCTTGGCCACGCATCTTTGGCCTTTGCTCTGCCTGTGCTTGTGCAACGATTTCCTCTATCGGTGCAGTATCAGACGGTTCTCCTCTCCCTACTCTGCGCAGATTTGCTTTAACTGCTGCATGGAGTCGGGCTTTAGTTTGTGCCCGTACGGGGGGAGGTGGTTCTTGGTCTGAATCACTGTCAGCAGGCTCAAGTGGATCTACTGATGAGCCCTCACTGTCAGACGCCACGGGCGGTGGAAACCTAGTTACGTCATGATGACGAGCAAAATGCTCTAGGTAAGGAATCCACTGCTCTTGACCATCAGTCTGAAACTGCACGTCGCACAACAAGCACCTGAAATTGGGCAATCTGCTGGCTACCTTGGGTTCCGCGCGCACTGGGCGTTTTACCAAGGCGAGGCCTGGAACGGTTGGTTGTGATTCACCGCTCGCTTCCTGCGCTAACTGCACTTCCGGATGTTTTTCAAGCATGTGCATACGCAGGGTGGTTCGGCTGTTCTTGACGTATATGCTCCTTTGGCACACTGAACAAGTCTTGTGAGGCATGGTGTTTGTGGGTTGGGTATCCCTACAGGCCCGTGGGGTCAGATAGACAAGAGTAAGCCCAATCCCACTGTGGGAGTAGTTCATCCACTACATCAACCACATTGCAGGACGGAACCCATGTTGACAATCGTTTCTCAATAGCCAGTTGTTCTGCTACTGTTACTCCGAATATCTCTTGGAATGACACTCTTGTCGCCAAGGTGATGGGTTTGGCTTTGACAGTACCAAGCTGATTATCGCGTATCTCATTGCGGACCTGATACATGAGGTCGCTGTCGAAGATATCGCGGTTGATCTTATTACCAGCTTGTATTAGTTGGGAGGCATACTGCTGAATGATGGGCACACCTGCACACATAGACATCCAGCAATGGCCCACTGCATGGGCCATTTTGCTCACTCCTCTGTCATGCCAATATTTGACACCCGCTGCTCCGCAGGATAGGGTCTTCCTCCAATCGGGCACGAATTTTGGAACCCCATCCACACTTATTATCCACTTTTGGCACCACTTAACCTGGTTGACATCTTTAGTAACTTGCTCGACCTTTAGCTCTTGGCCGAACGATAGGAACACCTCAGGGAACTTGGCTATTTTATTGCGGTACTTCTCTGGAATTATTAGTACCGCATCGTCTCCATCAACTAGTCTCTCAAATTGGTCTATGTTGAGCACCCGACACATTGCCCCAAGCATGATGTAATCAATGAGGCAATTGCCAAGTGCTGTCTGCATTGATCCGCTAGCACGGCCATCTTTGGTGCGATACTTGATGCCCCCCTGAGTCCAACCACGATTGGACAACTGGGCATCAAGCAAAGCAGCAAACTCAGGATCACGGTCCATCCACTTATAGATGGAGTTCTCTATTCTGAGGATTTCATTTGACACGTGCTGGTCGAACCTAGAGCAATCCATAGTAATCGCAATGGCATCTGGGAATCTTTCAAACTTCTCCAGTAGTAGGCGAGCTCTTGCTTCCAAGCTCTTGCCTTTGCCTATCGCGTCGAGACCGCTGGAGTCCTTGAGCCTGTAAATTTTGTGCTCAATTGGTCTAAGGTGGACTCCAGTGCTGATGTTGAAACGGGCGTTGTAAGCCTGTATCATCCTAGGTGGTGAATTTACTTTTTCAACCGGGTTATTCTTCTCTGACTTGACGAAAGCCTGTATGACAGACTCTCTTTTAATGTCAAGTGGCCGATGTCGCAAGGATTCTAAGGCCCTCTGATACCTGGCTCTCTTCTTGCCAGAGTATGCTGCCACAAAACTTTGTGACGACATGGGGCTCGTCTGCCCCATGTGAACCCTTGTGTCGCGAGCTACCGCTCTCAGCGATTGCAAACCTTCAGGAGTAGGTCTAGGAACCTGCCCAACCACGCGCTCCCGAAGGGAGACAAGCTCATTTCGCACGCAGTTGTAGTGGGTGTATGGTGCATACAGCCCGCTCACTGGCGGCAGGTGCCTAGTCAGTGAGCGTTTGTGTTCACAGTGAAGTACGGGCGGCAGGGTGACGGCTGCTCTGTCGTTGATGGGTTTGAAGCCATTCATAGGTTGTTCGACACAGCAAATCCCTGGAGCCCTTACCCCACTGACCTATTCGGTCTGACCGAACAGGCGCGGCACAACTTTCGGCCGCCATAGCAGTCTGTACAGCCCATAAGCTGTAGCTGCGGTCCCAGCGAGTGAACATGCTGCTGAGACGGAATTGCCACCTTTGAGTTGGGACAATGCAGAACTGGCTATCAATAGGCCAATTCCTGAACCCAACGCTGCAACTGGTTTTGTTGCGACAGGGATCTGACCTCTGGCTATGCTGTTGGCAAGGGAATGTTGTTCCCACCACTCATCTCTCTGGGCCGCACGAACCAAGCTTGATTCAATAGGCGATGCGACCAGAACGAGAGGCATAACATCAGTCATCAGCTCTTCCTGTGTTGCAGTGTTTGTGCAACCATTGTTGTGGAGCCACGAAAGTCCTTTGCGGGTAAGTGATGCAGCTGTATTAACATCACGGGTGGCAAAACTCGATATGGACTGTAAATAGGCCAAGAGTTGTTCCCGCAAAAATACTTTGGTAGGGATGGGAGGACTAATGGGAGCGCCAGGTGTGGCTACTGTGGTGCTCCCCGCAGGACCTGCACCTGGTGGTCCTGGGGCTGGCTGTG